AAACGCTTGGTACTTATTTCTCAGGCGGCATTGTCGCAAGTGGATCGCTAGCAGGGCGTTATGAGGTAGATTTTCCCGATGCGGCTTTTGCTTCGGCAGCGGGCGTCGAGTGGGTTGAGCTTTGCGTTCGGGGTGTTGCGAACATGCTTCCGGTTCTTATCGAGATCGAGCTAGACGCGGTTGACTATCAGGATGCGGCAGCGTTTGGGCTGTCCAGGTTAAATGCGACCGTTGGATCCAGGGCTACTCCAGGCGACATACCAACGGTTTCTGCTATAGCAGATGGCGTTTTGGAGGAAAGTGTCAATGATCATATTGGTGTCGCGCACAGCCTCGCCAAGTATATCAGCATCATCAAGAAGGCAAACACAGTCATCGATGGGGTGGTCACAAGTGCGACATCCCCATCGACCACTAGCTTCTCGTCGAACATCAATTACCCGACAGGGGCTTTCAAGCACGCTGTTTTGTTGTTCACGAACGCTGCGGTGATCAACGAACAGAACAGTCCTCTACTCACTTACGTCAACCCCAACGGTGTGATAACAGTAGAGGAGCCGTTTACTACGGCTCCGACAGTCGGCGATGAATTTATCATCATTCCGACCAATCACGTCCATTCAATCGCGGCTATCCAAAACGGTTTGGCTACCAGCACAGCGTTGGCCGCCGTGGCGACCAACGTGACTGCTCTGGTTACACGAATCCCCGCAACCCTGTTTGCGGGGATTACATCCCTAGCAAACTGGCTTGGATCCATCGCAGGTAAGACTGCTGACTCGACCACTCGCTCGCAGATCAACGCTACAGCAGCCGGGGCGAACTTCAACGAGACGACCGATTCGCTCGAAGCGATCCGAGATCGCGGCGATGCGGCTTGGACTAGCGGTGGTGGTGCTGGGGGCGTCACTAATCTCACGATTGAAGACCGAAGCATAACACTGGAGTAGCCATGGCTCGCATAATTCGCAAAGTATTCAAGGTAGACGGGGTTCCTACCAACGTCACTTCCGCATTGCTATCGGATCCAACGGGTACTTTTGGGGTCAAAAGAAACGACACGAATGCAGTAGTTGTTGCTGATGGAACGGCAATGACCTTGGTCTCTACCGGAACGTACCAGTACGAGTTCAGCGATGTGGTCAATGTCGACTACACCGCTTACGTCGAGTTTGTTTATGACGGCGCAACGTATCACTTCGAACTGGACTTCCCCGCTCGCACGAGTTCGGTCAGCGGTCCAACAAGTTACTCAAGTTTGGTTAGCAGGGTCGGTCACTATTTGTTCGGTGCAGAGGCAGGTGCAGCTTTTTCGGCTGATCAGCTTACGCGGATCGGCTATTGCATCAGCGATGGTTTGCGTCGTGTTTATTCAGCGCACGAGTGGTCTTTCTTCAGACCCCTGGTTGACGTGACGACTACAGCACCTTACGCAACGGGAACTGTAACCGTGGCAGCGGGTGTTGTTACGCTCGTTGGAGGGACGTTTCCTTCGTGGGTGGCAAACGGGATCATTCGCCTTGCAAGCAAATATTACTCAGTGGCGAGCCGGCAAAGCAACTCGCAGGTAACACTCGACGATACGACTGTCACGGTGTCAAGTGCGTCTGCCTATCAGATCGCAAGAACCGACATCCCTATGGACATAGCGTTCGATTCGATCGCAAACGACAGCGACCTCACGTTTTACCCAGGTCCAGACCAGTGGTACCCATCGGTGAGGCAAAGGCACGACACGACAGTCAGGAGGCTCGAGACTGAAAACACGGAGTTTGGGCGACCTTGCTTCTACTCGGTAAGAACCGATCGATTCGACCCAACCGTGGGGAGCCGAAAGTCGCTTGCGTTTTACCCTGCGCCTGATGCAGCTTACGTCCTGCGGGTTCCGATGATCTTGCGTCCAGTAGATCTGAGCGAAGCAAACCCCTACCCCATTGGAGGGGAAATGTTGAGCCAAGTCATCCTTGAGGCTTGCTTGGCAGCGGCAGAGCACAATTACGAGGAGAGGGAGCACGTCCACGAGAAGCGATTCCTGGAAATGATCGCTTTAGCCATCCGAAATGACATGGAACGGTCAAGTCCGACAAGTTTAGGACCAGATGCACCCCGCGGCGAGTATGGAAATCGTAGCGTTTTCGATTATGATTACCGTAGCCGAGAACAGCGAATTGGACGGTTGACAATTGGAGGACAGATTCAGTGACAACACAACGATACAGTGCTCAGATTCCAGCGGTGACGATTGGAACCTCGATTGCCGCGAGTTCAGTGATTGATTTCAGTAGCTCCGAAACTGGGAGGGTGCATATCCCTGCGGGTTCGTCTCTGACGACATTGAACTGGTATGCTAGCTTGACTGACAATGGGGTTTACACCCAAGTCAGGGACGGCTCGAATGCTGACGTTACGTCGACCGTGGCGGCAGGGTACAACTATGCGTTCCCTGCGGCTTTGATTGGCGCAAGTTTTTTGAAAATCGTTGGCAACGCTGCGGGTGTTGCTGGCATCACCATGAAAGATTGATTTTTTACTCAAAGGAGAGTAAGCATGTCGGAGCATAATATTTTGAATGAGTTGCTTGGTGCGTTTAGCAGTAACGGTCCTGGTTTGGTTCCGTTGATCGCTTCGACGGCTGGAACTCAAATCCCTGACGAGCGGTTGGTTCAGTTCGTCATCCCAACCTGGGGTAACGCGAACAACATCTTGATTCTTCCGAATCCAGAGCCAGGCAAGATCGTCATCATTGCCGGCGCGGCAACTGGAGGTGAGTTGCGAACCACGGCTCCAGCAACGATTGCGATTAACGGCGGCACTGGTGCTGCTGCTGAGTCGGCGGTTGCTGCCAACCAGATGGTCATTTGCATCTGCGAGTCAGCGACTTCGTGGAAGGCGTTTACCATTGCGAGCAACGGAACGACCGCAGGACTCGAAGCCGCAGCGTAATCGTTGACATGCCAACCAAAGAGATACTATTCCCCTCGGGCGTGAATCGACGCTTCTCATTTCGTCAAGAAGTGGGCAGGCGCGATCGGTATTTCAGTCCTTGGTCTGTCAATTGTCGCATGGAGGACTTCCAGGGTCGCCTTCGTGGTGGATCTTGGTCGCCTTCTGCTGCTGGATCGGTGCCTGCGACACAAAGCAACTACTTTGCCAGCGGTAGCAATGCGATCGTAGACGACAGCGGGAATCGCATTGTTGCGAGCTCTGGTGTTGCTGCGGTTCACAGTGGCGGGGTGGTTTACGTAGATCCAGGATCAAACGCTCCAGCGTCCCACGGTGCTCAATGCGTCTATCGCGATCGATTCATCCGTCCTTCGGGAAGGATCATCTTCGCTAGCCGGCAGGGCGTTTACACCGATTGGTCGTTGAGTGCTGACGTCAGCGACATGGCGCGTCCGTTTGTTATCCAGTTGTCCGAGGCTGGAGAGATCGGAACTGACATTGTGGCACTGATTCCGCACAAAGACGCTTATCTGTTGGCGGCAACGAGCGGTTCGCTTTGGGTGGTTCAGGGGGATCCGACTGCCGATGGGACGTTGCGAAACATCTCTCGAGAGGTCGGCATGGTGGGCTCGAAGGCTTGGTGCCGTGATCACCTCGATCGGTACTACTTCCTGTCGTCGCATGGTCTTTACGCCGTGTCGGCGTCTGGTGACGGTTTGCAAGCGATCTCCGAGGATGTTGTCCCTGAGCAACTCACAGGGGTTGCCGATGCGTCCACGGTGCTGGAATACGACCACGAAACTCGATCGGTGCGCATTCATATACCGTCAGCGGCGGTTTCCTGGATGTTCGATACCGAGCGAATGGGGTTCTGGCCGTTCAAGGTTGGAAACTCCAGTTCGCATGTCGCTCTTGGTCCGATTCAACTCGGGAACAGCAACGGTTACGGCAGGTTGATTCAGTTGCATGGCATCACCGCTTCTGGGAGTGTGAATGTCACCTGGAGGGTTATGGTGGCTGATACGGCAGAGCAAGTGAGCATCAACGCCAAAGCGGCGATTGAGGCTTTGGTTGCTGGCACTACGCCATCGAATGTTCACAGTAGCGGCGTTTGGGCGGCTGGTGTAAATCACCGTTGCTACCCTCGCGCCAGGGGTAAATACATGATCCTGCTCATCTCGGCTGCAAGTGGCAACTGGGCGTGGGAAGGTGCGAGTGCAGTGATAGAGCCTTCTGGGGCGTGGAGGTAGATCGTGCCTGATGTGACATTCTCTGAATGGATTGCTGGCTTGCCAGTCGATACGCTTACGGGACCAGAAAAGGTTCCGGTGCTTGACGGCACGACGTCTCGTCATGTCACGGCGACATTGCTTGCCGCATTTGTCGTCGACACGCTCCATCAAGCTCCAGTGATCACAACGGTTGCTGACGCCGATGAACTCAACGTGTTTCAATCGGACATCGAAAAGATCATCACGGCTCAGAACTTCTTCAATTGGGTGGTGGACAAACTCGAAGCGATTGAAACGAGCGCGACGATCGTCTCTGGCGACAAGTTGGTGTTCAACGACGGCGGCATTCTCAAGCAGATCGACATCGATAACGTCAAGACGTTCCTCAACTCCTCGGCGGTGTCTCTCGGGAACCAAATCGCCAGCTTGTCTGCTGCAACATTGGCTGACACGGATCAGTACGTCGTTGCGCAAACAACAACTGCACGCAAGACGACGTTTT